AACATTTGTTTCAAGGCCGGGTCAATCACCCACGGGTGCGTACCCTGCGCTGTCAGCGTTAGGTCTGCGTCCAAAAGCACTTCCTCAGCCATGTCGTAGAAGTTTTTGGAACCGAGCTTGCTCTTGTAGAAGGTTCCGGTCAGACTTCCAACCAGACCTGTACCCGTGAAGGTGGCCTGATTTTTGGCAGCTTTCGGTTTGCTGTTCAGCACATACTTGTCCGCTTTCAGCCACTCGACCTTGCCCGTGGGAAGCATATAACCGTATCGGAGAGAAATCGGTGACTTCTTATCCAGATAGGCATAAATGCCTTTCGGGTTATCCGGGTCATAATTGTGTTCGTAGTCCAAAAGAACGAACTGCATGGTTTCCTGCGGCAGTCTGCGGGAGAGCGGGTCTACATCGTGAGACTCCTTGATGGAAACAATGTCATCATTTCCAAATTTCTTCTGCACACCGTAGAGAACCTGTTGCAACCGAGGTCGGCGGTACGGGAGGGTGTTCCCCATCGTCAATGTGATCTTGTCACAAGAAGCGACCTTCGTGTTGATGACCAACTCTGTTCCCTCTACGGGAAGGGTCAGACTTTCCAGCACCGTCCCATTCAGGTAGAAATCAACCGTCACGGTGTCAGGCCATTCCTGATAGCGAGTGTCAAAAGTCAGGGTGATACCGGGGAAGGTATGAGGATTGCTGAAAGCACGGGTCAGCACCGCAGGGGTGGTGAACTTGCCCTCAGCATTACTCATGTGGCTCGAAACAAAGCCGTCATACATCGTCCCGGAAGAAGGAACGATGACCGTATTTCCGTCCAGCGCCCACCGGTTCAGTTCCAACGCTGCATAGGACTCCTGATAATCATATCCGTAGTCCAGCGTGTCGAACTCAGAATAGCTCTGCGCCCCATTGCTGACCCAATTACCGTCTGTTGCCGCCGCTGTGTCCACCTGAGAGAAGGTGATCTCCACAAAAGACTGCTCACGGAGCAAAGATTTCATCGACAGCTTGTAAGCGTTGCTTACCTGTTTCACGGCTACACCTCCTTAGAACGGTTCGCCGCAGTCAATGATGTTGACTTTGCAGTTGATGTAGTCCGCAGGAAGCCCCGTGTTCGGGTCAAGATGGTACGGGGTCGCCGTGCGGTCGCCGGGGTACATCTTTCGGGTTGTCCAGCGGTTGTTTACCATGTCGGGATAAGTGACCGTCACAAAGAAGTTCTTGTCAAAAATCTGCAACATGGCAGACCACTGTTCCGCTGTCAGATAGCCCCAAAAGAGGTTGTTGAGCTTCTGTTGATCTCTGCCGACCTTCTGGCCTACCACAACGCCGTTGGCATTTCTGGCAGAGTCTACGATAGTGGCAGACAGCAGCTCTAAGCCCCTGCGGGGCTGAGGAAACTTTGTGCCATTGATTGTAATGAAACTTTGCATTTCCTCAGCCCTCCTTAGTAGGCATTACTGAAAGCGCCGGTATTCACACGAACACCTCTGGTTCGGTTATAACGGTCATAAGACTCACCGATCTGATTGTCACCAATATTCACGGAGAAGTCCTTTTCCTCAACGACATTCAGCAGAGCGTAGATAGCGGCGATCACGCCATCGTTGGCAACGGATACGCCAGCGGAGATACCCTCAACGATCTGGTCATTATTGGCAACCGCCGTTCTGCGACCCATCGCACCGACCATTTCCGCACCCGCTTCACGGGCGATAAAGAGCTGTCCTTCGTTCGGGAAGCCGCCGTCTTCAAAGAACGGAATGTGCGGAATATCCACCAATCGAATATCAAACGCAGGAATAAGCGTGATACCCATAACAGACAGGCCATTGAACTGGATATGGAACATATCATTGATTGCGTCAATGACACCGTTCACAAGTCCAATGATGGAGTTTGCCATCTGCCGTACAAAGCGAGTAATGGGGTTATCGTCCAGCGTCCATGCCGCATACGACAGGGACAGACCCGCCGCCAGTACCGCAAGGCCAAGACCAACACCCGCACCGCTCAGGCACAACAGGACACCGAGAACGATCAATGCGCCGCTGAGAATGCCCGTGATGACCGATACGACTTTCTTAATGGAATTAACTACAAAATCCCAATTCAGGGTAGCAACAGCGCCAAGGCTCAATGCGCCAGCCGCCATCAGGCCAAGACCAAGAGGAAGGGCGACTCCGCTTAGAGCAAGGATAGCGCCGACCGCCAAGAGAGCGCCGCCGACAACGGTGGTAATCATGCTGATCTTCTGCTGAACATTGTCGGAGAGGTCATTCCAGTTCGGCATGATAGCCGTACCCATTGTGACCGCACCCGCCGCCAGCAGAGCCAGACCCAACGGGATATTCGCCCCGGAGAACGCCAGCGCCGCACCGATAGCGAGGAACGCCACAGATACGACCGTGGTAATAATGGCAATCACATTCTGGATTTCATCGCTCAGGCCATTCCAGTTGAGAGCCATTACGGAAACCAGAGAAGTAGCACCAATCGCCATCAGCGCAATGCCGAGGGGCATACACCCGGAGAAAGCGAGGATAGCGCCGAGAGCCAAGGTTGCTCCGCTGACCAGCAATCCGACTCTGGACAAGGGAGAAGCCAGAGCGTCCGGGATACTGTTCCAGTTCAGAGCTGCGGCAGATACAAGCGTGACAGCACCAACAGCCATCAGCGCAATACCCAGCCCGGTTGCGACCCCGGTAAAGGCCAACATAGCGCCTACCGCCAGAGAAGCACCCGCCAGAACTCCCGTTAAGGTGGTCAAAGCGTCAGTGAGATGCCGGTCGCTGTTATGCCAGTTGATAACAGCGGCAGTTACAAGGCTTGCTCCGCCCAAGGCCATCAAAGCGATACCAAGAGGAAGGTTCGCCCCGGAGAACGCCATAATTGCGCCCAAGGCCAGCATAAAACCGCCAACGACACCGGTAATCAGTGCAAGAGTATTTGCAAGCTGTTCGCTCATGCCGTTCCAATTCAGCCCAACGGTAGCCGCAAGGCCGACCGCACCCGCCGCCATCAGGCCGACACCCAGCGGAATATTCACGCCGGTTACGACCAGAATTGCACCTACCGCCAGCATAAAGCCGGAAACAATCGTGGTGATCTCTGCGAGAGTGTCCTCAATCATCTTCTTGATTTCACCAATGCGGGTCTGCACAGCGTCACCAAGGAAATCGTAGGTAGGCAAATCGAAATCAAATCCGCCTGCGCCGCCAGCACCCGCCCCGGAACCGCTTCCCGTGTTAGGAGCAAAGACATTCAGCTCGTCAAAGCCTGCGGTGTACTGCTTCAACTTCTTGGCAGCACCGGCAGCGTCATCGAGATTATCAGCCAAAGACCCAGCGCCGACAGCAGCGCTATTCACTCCCGAATAGTCCACCTCCGTCAACTTGAAACCCGCAAGGTTGGCAAGGGCATTGGCGATTTCTCGAATGACCTGAACAACAGCGATTGCATAGGGAAGAATTGCGTTCAGTGCGGGAATGAAGATATTACCGATCGCTCGTGCGGCCTGTGTAAGCTGTGCCTGCAAGATACGAAGCTGGTTTGCAGGAGCTTCCAGCGTTCTCGCCATATCGCCCTGAGCGGTTGTCACCTGAGTCATAATGGCGTAGTATCTCAGCTCGGCCTTTTCTGCCTGCGTCATGTTGGCAACGCTTTCCTTGATACCAAGGTTCAAAGCGGTCTGCTCCAATCGTGCCTGCGACAAATCGTAGCCCAAGCGCCGCAGAGGTTCCAACTCGCCGGAAATACCGGACTGTAACTTCTGCATAGCATCTTCAATGGAAATATTGAAGAAGGAAGAAATATCGTAGCCGAGCTGTGTCAGGTTTTGGCTCATGAGCTGCGCTCTTTCAGCCGTGTCACCGAAGCCGGTTAACAGCGTATTGAAAATGCCCTGATTGCGGAGCCACTGTGCCGGGTCGATACCCATAACATCGGACACCTTTTCAGCGTAGTTTTGAGCTTCGGCGGCATACTGCCCCAAGGCAACCGTGAACAGGTTCAAGTCTTCTTGGTACTTGTTGGACTCCGTGACCGCCTGTGCGATGAAATGACCGATTTTGCGGAAAGTAATTGCAACAGCGGCGACATTCAACGCTTTCAATCCGCTCGTAAACTCCCCGGTCGTGGTGGTTGCTTTACGGGCAGAAGCGTTGTATTTCTCCGTGCTGGCAATCAGCTTTTGGATTTTGGACGGGAACGCCGAAAAGCCGTTGGACACCTTCTGCATTTCATCGGCAAAAGGTTTCATGGCGGCGGCAAGAGCGGTCATCTGCTGTGTGAACTTATCAATGTCCGCCGCTTCCAAATCCTCGATCACCTTCGGCAGCTTGGAGAGCTGATTGATAAAGGTGGTCATATTGGCCTTACCCAACTCGGAGAGAGGGCGTAAGCCGTTGGCAAGGGAAGTCAGCTTGTCGCCGTCCGTCCATTTCAGGCCAGCGAGAGCGGTGTTGATTGCCGTGAGCTGGTTGGCGATGGAGGAAGAAATCTTCACATTCCCAACCTGACTCAGAGCGGTCAGCGCATTGGTAAGCCGGGTGATCTTCTGCGAAGCGTCACCGCTGTTCAAGCCTTTCAGAGAATTGGAAAGCTCCCGAATACCCTGAGCGGTCTTGCTCAGACCCGTTGCGCCGCCGTTGGTAGCGGTTTTCAAACGATTGAGCGTGTTAATCAGGTTTTGAAGTCCTGTGACCGCCTGCGTACTGTCATTGACGATCTGAAATTCCAACCCCTGAATTTCCACATTGTCAGCCACTTACGCCACCACCTTTCTCTTGAAATTTCTTATTGACCGACACCATAAAGGCTTCCATGTATGCCTTGGCTTGGTCATCGTGTTTTTCTTGAAGCTGCTTCTGCTGTTTCTTGTCCTGCCGACTGAACAGCTCATAGGGGCTTTCCCGATACGGCGTGGGCTTGGTTCCCTTCTTGGCAAAAGCACGAAGCACCGGGGCAGCGTCAATAAGAGCTTCGTAAAAATAAGCTCCTTGGAGCCAAGCGTCTTGATTTTTCAGGTCTTGCCTGATCTGCGCCGCCTTTCGGTAATACTTCACTAATTCGCAGTCCTGTTCCCAAAACTGCTCATAGGTCATGCCAATAGAAAGATAGTACGGGAAAACCTCATAAAATTTTGGTGTGTAAGCGAGAAGGGGAGCGGGGCGATGGTCGCCGCCGCCCCCCTCACTTCTGGAAGATCGGTCGCTTACCAGCCGGTCTTCCAGCTCAGGTTTCCCTCGTTGCCCTCCTGCTCAGGCTCGTCCAGCAGACTCAGCAGGGGGTCGTTATACATCTCTACCAGAGCGGCAATCAGCTCGTCCTTGTGGTTCATACGAGCGTAAATGCTGTCGATCACATCACGCTTTACGAACCGATGATGGGCGAGGAACGCACCGGCAAACAGAGCCGGAAGCAGGGTCATCGGCTTGCGCTCCACATCGGCGGCAACAAAGCCATTCTTCTCCATCGCTTCAACGGTCTTGCGGGTGTATTCCAGCGTGTAGGTCACGCCGGTAGTAGGGTCATTGATCGTCAACTGCTTTGCCATGATAAATCCTCCTTATCAATACGGCGATTGTTGGTGTCTTAGGTTGCGGAGAAAGTGATGGGAGTGGAAGGAGCGATGGTGATGTTCATGTTCACCACTTCGTTCACGCCACCGCCCACGGGATACACGGACAGCTCACCGTCAAAGCTGAACTTGCCGTTAGAGCCATCAGGAGTAACAGTGCCATCGCTCTCGGTGCCGCCAAACCAGACCGCATAGCTGGCCTTCTTGCCTTCCAAAGCCTTGAGGGTCTGGAAATCAGCCAGCGTGTAGTTGGCGGTGAAGGACAGACCGTCGAGGGACTGGATACCGGCGATGTAGGTCTGCATATTGTCGCTCAGGGTGGTGGTTTCCAGCATTTCGGGTTCGCCGCCGAGGTCAGGAAACTCCTTAATGTCGATCAGCTTGCTCCACTGTTCACCAGTGTCGGCCTTCTTCATCAGAAAAACCTTGTAGGTGGAAATAGCCATTTCATTTACCTCCTATAAAGAGTGGTTCCGTCCGTTTCAGCCTTGTATCGGGCAACCAGACGGTAAATTGTTGCGTTCTCCAAATTGGGAACCGGGGACAGAGAAATACGCCGGAAATTCTTGGCGTACATGAGATCGTCCACAAACCTCATGATCTTTCGGCAAACGGATTTCTTACCGCCTGCCTTATCGGAGTAGACATTCACCTCGTACATCAGCGTAGCGAACCTCTCCGTATCGCCGCTGTCCATGTGAGCTTCCGTGGTGTAGTTATCCTGCTCCACCAAGCTCACATAGGGGAAACGGGTAGGGGCATTGACATACTCGCCGCTGACCAAGATACCGGGAAACTGCGCTCTCAGGGCTTCCGCAATCGGCGTGTAGATTTGACTCTCCACATCAATCATGAAAACACCTCCTTCGCAATCTCCGTGAGCCGGTCTTGCAGCTCCTTTACCGTTTCATACATCGGCATATTGGCGGGGTTGCCGTGGGTGATGACCACAAACCCGCCGTTTTTCTTCTCTTTCAGCACTCCGTTCGTGCCGGGGTCGCCGTAATAACCCCAAGAGTGCTGCTTGCCGTGACCCTGACCGTATTCGCCACGCTTCATGCCGAGTTCTCCCGCTTCCGGGTGATCGTCCGGGTAGGTCACGCCTGTACCGAACTCGATAAACAGGGTAGCTCCGCCTGTCGCCACCACCGCTCGAACATTGTTCCCACGGGGTTCCACCGTCACGGAGACATCGTTCGTGCCGTCATAAACGGCCTGCGAGAACTTGATAGAAGCAATTTCCATGCCCTCCTGCGCCACCCGGTCGAGAAAAACCGCAGTCCGCTCTTGAAGCCGGTTCTTCCAGTTCTCGGTTTCCCGTATCAGCCGCTCAATCCCTCTCCCGGAGAGCGGAGCATTGATCGTCTGACTCACGATACCGTCACCTTACTGACCGCATAGGAAATGGAGTTGAGGGACTTGGCGACCCGCTTGACCATGTAATCGTAGAGCGGTTTCCCGTCCTTGTCATACTGCGGCTCCTTGTCGATGAACAGCACGGTATTCTCGTCAATGGGGCAGCTCAGGTCATCGGTGACGATCACCTTGTCGTACCCTGCGAAATTACCGAACTGCTCCACCTGAGCGGAGCCGGTCGCCGCCGAGATATTGGCGTTCATCGCCACGGCAGGCTTGTAAACCACCAGTTCCTCGCCGGTTTCGTTGCCGTACTCGTCCTTGGCGGGAACCTTGCTGTCATACAGCAGATACCAGAAGGGCGATTTGTTGCGGTTCAGCGTCCTCATGCACTCAACCTCCCATTACGGAAGCAAAGGGAACGATGTCCCTCAGCAGCGTAGGCGGCACATCTCCGTCTTCGTAGGAACGGGAGATGCCATTCTCGCTGTGAGCGGTCTGGCCTTCGGCACCCCGTTTGTTCAGCAGATACACAGCAATCTCCACCTGTACAAAACCGTACTGGTAGGGGACAAGCCGCGCATCCGGGTCATACGGATATGCCTTGCGGCATACCTTGTCACCAGCAATCGAGAGGTAGGTGGAAAGAATGCCCTCGTCTGTCTCGCCAGTCATGGCTTTCACCATTTTCAACTTCTCAGCGTCCGTCATACTTTCCACCTCCCGTCACGCTACCGGTTCATCGGTTTTCTTACGAGACTTCTTGATAACCGGAATAGGGTTATTCTCAGACAGATTGAACTTGGTGATGATTTCCTCACGGGTGAGGGCTACGGGGTTGTCGAGGGTATCAACAACCACCGTACCCATCACCACAGAGGTACTTTCCAGTTCGCACCGAGTAATCACCTTGTCCTTTGCGGTAAAGCCTACATTACGGAAGTGATCTCCCTCCCGTACATACACTTTCCCGCCAGAAACATAGAACATGGTGAACCTCCTTAGCCGTTGGTGATGATCTTCGCCAGCGCGATCGTCTTGGGGTCAGCCACGATAGACCAGTTGTCGGAAGCCGCAAGCTGAGCGTCCGTGGGAGAAGCGGTATAGCCGCTGGTGGGCTTGGTAAAGCTGAAACCGTTGGGGTGCATGGTTTCGCGGATACGAGTCACCAGAGCGTCATAGCCGCCGCCCGTAAGAGCGTCACGAGTCAGTTCGGAAGGAACCTTCACAGGGGCAGGGGCGTACTGAATAGCGCCAAGACCAAGAACATAGGTGGTATAGGTCGCCGCTTTAGCACCCTCACCGCTGGTAGCGGCAGTAGTGGGACAGCCATCGTCCACGATAACGGTCATGCCGTTCAGTGCGCCGATACGCAGGGGGCGTTCCACGCCATTTGCGTCCGTGTATTTGAGAAAGTCCAGCAGTTTCAGGCCAGCCATGTTAGTGGCGACCTTGCTGTGCATAAACACAAGCTGGAACGCGTCCTGATTGTCGCCCACGGCCTTCTGGATAGCGTCACCGATGGTGGTAGCGCCCATCTTGTTAGCGTCAGCAACGGTGGTAGAAGCGGAAGACAGGTCGGTGATGTGGTTCGCCCAACCGGCAAACTCACCGCTGCCAGTCACGCCAAAGACCGCATTGAGGATTTTCAGCATGATGGACTGGCGCTGCTTCTGCCAATACTTAGACACCTGAGCCACGATCTGCTGCATGGGGTCTGCACCGCTGTTATAGTCAACGATGAAGTCCTTCTCCTTCCAGCCATGCGCACGACCGAACACGATGCCGTTCTGAGCGCCGCCAGCGGGGTCGGTCAGAGTGATATCGGTTGCGCCATCGTAGTTCTCAGGAGTACCGCCGATGATCTTGTAGAAGGGCAGGGTGTAGAAGTCAGAGCCGTTAGCGATCAGCCGCGCCAGTTCAGCATTCGGGGCGACAGCGCCACTCTCAAACATAGCGGTCAGGGTGGGGTCTTTTGCGTTTGCCCAGTTGTAGTTAAACAGCTCAGGGTCAAACGGGAAGCCGAGATAAGAAGCCATAGTGTTATACCTCCATAATTACTTCAAAATTGTCTGCCAGTCAGGATGTTCCTTGACGAACTCCAACTGGGCTTTAGTGTCGAGTTTCAGAAAATCAGCCTTGGTCATCTCGCCGCCCTTACCACCGGCAGGGGGCTTAGGGGTGTCTTTCAGAACCTTGGCTTTTACATCTTTCTCATACTGTTCCAGAAACTTTTTCTGTGCGGCAAAGACCTTATCCATTTCACCATTTGCCATAGCGATAGCGGCTTCGGTTGCCAGCGGCTCAGGATAACCCTGTGCGGCGAAACTCGCCTTGTAACTGGAAACGGTCTTCTCCTTTTCCAACCCCGCCAGCTTGTTCTTCATTTCCTCGAACATCTGCTCATTTTCCAGCTTCTTGCGTTCTTCCTCAGAAAGCAGCTCGTTGTGCTTCTTCTTCCAAGACGCAAGCTCGGAAGCAGTCTTGTCAAAGACATCTTTCTTCACATAGCCGGTATAATCAGGGTCGGGAAAGTCATAATTTGCGAGGGCTTCCGCTTTCTGCTCTGCGGTCATATTCGCAAAGCCTTCAATGGTGGAAACATCAATCTTTGCCATACAATCGTTCCTTTCTGCGCTTTTTAGAGTGCATCTCCGCACTATACCTTTGTGTTTACGGTTCTCTCCGTTTTGTGATTTAAGGCTTCTCTGCCTATTCAACGCCTTACGGCGATTAAACCAAAAGAAAAGGGCTACCAATACCTTTTCGGTATCGGTAGCCCGTAATGGCTGTCCCTATCGCCTATGAGATAGGCTGTTCATATTTCTTTTTGCTGCTGACCGCCCACACAACCACTTTCTCGTTCCGCTGCGCGATCTCAACGGTCTTTCCCGTAGTCAAGATTTCTTCAATCTTTTTGACCGCCACTGGGGTCAGGCGGATTTCCTTCTCCATCGGGATTAACCTCCTTCTGCTTGGTTGTGAGTTCAGCGGCCTTTTTCTCCTGTTCCTCAGCGTAATCCATGCTCATACGGTACGCGAGCTGCGGGTCGCTGAACATACCCGAATGTGTAAAGGCCAGAACGGGAGCAATCTTCGGATTGGCAAGCATAGTAGTCAATACTGTTGCTTTCTGAGCGATATTCTCATAATTGCGGCGAGTAAAGCGAACTTCTACGTTCGACAGCTTCAATTCCAGATCACTCAGATCGGAACAGATGTGCAGAACCAGCTTCAAGAACTCTTTTTCAGAGAGCTTGAACATCAACTCGGAGTCTTTTGCTCTGGCTTCCGCCGCCGACCAACCGTCACGCATGATAACCGCAGAACCCGTGTCGCTGGTGGAAGTACCACCATTGCGGTTCGGCATACCGCAGATCGTCAGCACCGTGTTATAGAGGTGATCGACCAGCGTTTGTGTCTGGCTCTGGTTCAGTTCGGAAGTCAGATACTTGATCTCCGCTTTATACTGCGGGTCAATGTCCTTGAACTTAATCGCACCCTCGTCCCGCAGCTTAGAGAAATCATCGCCGGAAATGTCAACATTGTGAAACAGCATGAGCGCCTGAACAAACTGCTCCACACCGTCAAGACGGTTGCTGTCCACCGTATTGATAGCGTCCAGTAAGGGAAGGACGATCTCGAAAGCACCCAACCGGGCGTTGTTCGCCGGGTATTCGATAATGGGAATACCGAGCGACTGGGCTTCTTCCCGGACGATCATACTCTGGTTTTCGATCTCGAAATAGCGGTCTTTCGTATAAATGCTGTAAATCACCGCACCGTCCGACCGCTGAATGTATTTCACACCCATTACGGGCGGTTCACCGATGGAATTGGCATTCAGCACGAAAGCAAACCGAGGGTCGAGAGTGTAAATCTCGAAGGGAGCTTCATCGCTTTCCTTCTCAAACACGCTGTCGGGAAGCACCATGCGGTATGCTGTGCCGCAGATGTGGAACCAATCCGCCAGTTCCTTATCCTTTGCGGCCTTATCTTCGGAAAGACAGTAGCCGTTCAGAGTGGTGATCTTGTCGGCAACTGACTTGTTGTCACTTCGGCTGACATACTGAATGGGTTCACCCATCAGATAGCCAACTTTGAAGGACACGATCTCATTGGCACGGTTCTCGACCACCGTATTTTTAATTTCCGGGCGAACTTCCTTCTGGCGGTTCAGCACCGGCTGTCTACCCTTGTAGTAAGCGTAGAGGTACTCCATATCCGACTTGTTCGACCAATGCGTGATAAGTGCCTTTCTCAACACTTTCAGAACATTGTCCCGTGTGATCTCTGTCACATCAGTAAAGATTTTCTTACGACCGAAATGACCCAAGGCAGAATACCTCCCCTCTACCCATTTTCTCTCTTATCATTGTATCAAACTCTCCAATGCTTGTCAATAGCAAATTTTTAATTATACCATTCGCTACAGCGAAAGTAAAGGACTCAAATAGGCCGTTTGAAAACCTCCACCTTGCCCCCGGACAGCATACGGATTTCGTTCTCCAACAGGGAGAGGGAGTCAGGAGCGTCATCGTGCGGAACCTTGCCGGATCGGGTGTAGGTGGTCACTTCCTTCATGAAGTTCCAATACTGACTGCCCCGCTTGTAGGTGGAGGGGTGCTTGAAGTAGAAATTCTTCTTGATGTTGTCGGAAGCGAACTCGATACGAGTCTGCTTATTAGAGATCGTGCGCTTCGTGCGGATACCCACGGAGTACCCACGCTCACGAATGATCTGGTCAACATCTCTGGCATAATACTGACCGGCGTTGTTGGACTCAAAAACAGCAGAAGCAACTCTATTTTCAATCAGGCACTTGGCGCATTCCGGCTTTGTCACCTCAGCGGGGGAGTCATCAAAGACCACATCAACGATATACACATCGTTGCCGTAAATCTTCGCCACCGGCATGGAGGTCGAGTCCGTGCCGCTTTCCGCCGTATCGCCAACGGCGATGATGGTATCTGGGTCACGGTCTTTCGGCAGCTCAAAGAAGTAGTTCAGCTCGTCCTTGTTAAACAGCAGACCCTTCGCTTCAAAAGGCTGCTGCTGGAACTCGCTCTCAAACTGCTCTGCGCTTAGAAGCTCCCGCTGCTCCCGGAAATAGGCGGTGGTGAAAACCTTTTTGCCCTCCCGCTCGTACTCATAATTGCTCTCGTCCGTCACGAGATCGAGGGCGGGTATCTCAATAGCTCTCCAAGCCCAGCCCTCCCGCTGTGCGTGTTCCTGCACACGACCGATAGGGTCATACAGAGAATACCGGGTACCGGTAAAGACCATCGGCGTACCTTCAATGGCACGACCCATAATATCGCCGGAAATCACTTCCCACTTGTCATCAAGCCGCTGGCGGTTCTTCGCTTCCTCACGACCTTCTACACAGTCATCAAGGTAGAGGACATTGGTGGCCTCGGACAAGCCTACCTGTCGAGCGTCAATGGAACGACACATGATGGTGGGGAAACGGGACTTGCTTTTCAGGTTCACCGTCTTCGTGTCAGCGTTAGTCTGTACCAGCCGTGCGTCCGGGAACACATCATAAAACAGGTACTCGTTGGGAACCGTCAGGTATTCCAGACAGCCATTGTAGAAGCTCTTTACAAGGTCATCGCCTGTCCCTTCCATCAGGGTCGAGCGGTCAGGAAACTTGCCGGAGAGCATATTCACGAAATTGATACCCGTTTGAGACTTTCCCGCTCGTTTCGGCATGGAGATTGTCAAAAGACGCAGCTTCCCGTCCAGAACATCTTGAAACCCCTGCACCATCGGTCTGAGATAGTGCTTACGGGGGGCATAGAACCGCTTTTCCGGCTTGCGGTCGAGTTCGATATAGGTCATGAAGGAGTCAAAGTCATGGGGTGCTTCAAAGAGAAGACACCGCCGCCACTGTTCATAGAATTTAACCCCGCCGCCGTGTCGTACCTGATCGGCAGAAAGCGTCAGCAGCTCCTTGTTCACCTTATGCGCCGCCGAGAAATCCTCGGTTTCCCACTCTCGACACAGAGAAAAGAGGTCGCTGTACGCCCCGGCATCTCCCGGTCGGCGGTCGATCACGGCTCGGATAGAGCCGGAGAGTTTTTCATAATTCATGTGCATTTCCTTTCCAACAAAAAAAACGAGCTACCTGTGCATTTCTACACAGATAGCCCGTTATGGCTGTCACTCCTGCCCTTGCAGAAGCCGATTATCTGGATTTTGCCATCAGCTCGGCAAATTCCCGGCTGTTTTTCTTAACCGTTCTTTCAATCAATCTTCCGTTGCTATAAAGCACTCGGAAAAGAACAGTAGCAGAGAAGATGTTTCTGGATTGGCTCATGGTCTTCTTTGTGCCACTCAAACCACCCACCACGGCACCGGCGCTACCAAACATCAGACCACCAACCGCCGCTCTACCAAGAGATACATTTTTGCCCCGGCTAATTGACTCCTGCCCCATGCCATCATCACAAGGCTCAGCGGCAACCGGAACAGGCTTTCCAACTTGCAAGGGAAAGGTGGGATATTCTTTTCGGAAATCCTCAATGAGATCACTCCATTCTTTGTCCGGCAAATCCCAAACGCTTTCCGGCTTATTTCCGTTCATCGCCACCAAAGCTCCCGTGAGCGTTGCGTTATCAGAACTGACCATGATTTCAGTACCGTCTTCCAGTTCCCTCAGATAAAACACAAATGGGAGCGAACCTTTCCCTATGCGGAACCTTGTTCGTACCTCAATGCTCTCATTCGGACAGTCCTGTTTGATGATGCAAGACCGTTCACAGACTGTCTTGATAAGCTGATAGCTTTCGCTGGTAGTCATGGGTAATGAAAACTGATAGTACGCCATTATCAACCAACCTTTCTTGCCCGGTCATACCATGTAGACCGACTAATGCCGAGTTCCCGGCAGCAGTCCGCCACGGTAATAAGACCGTCTTTTTGTTTTTGAGCGAGTTTTTCAAACTGCTCGTCATCAATCTCGGAAGCGGGTCTGCCGAACCCTCTGCCGGTCTTCACCGACACCCGCTTGCCATCAACAACCGGCATAGCGGCGATACCCTCAGCCTGCCGCTGTTTGGTCTTCTTGCGCTCCTGCTCGGCAACAGCACCAAGGACTTCGATCAGAATGTTGTTGACCATTTCCAGCACCCATGTCTGGTCTTTGAAGTCAATCAGCGTGGTCGGAATGTCAAGGATACGGACGATCACGCCTTTCTGCTTGAACCATTCCAGTTCTCGCTTCATTTCGTCCTTGTTGCGCCCAAAGCGGTCGAACTCCTTAACGATGACTTCATCACCTTCCCGCACAATGGCTTTCAGAGCATTGTACTGAGGACGGTCAAAGCTGCTTCCCGTGATCTTGTCGCAGTACACATTCTCGTCAGGAATATCGAACTTCTCACGAGCGACCTTGAGCTGCCGAGCAAGGTTCTGTTCCTTGCTGGACACACGACCAAGGAAGTATTTCATTGAACACTCACCGCTTCCCACGACATTTTCTTCATGTTGTTAAGGTATCGAATGAAGTCATCGCCAAACTCATGACTTCCCGCAATCGCAAGATAAATGAGAAGTTTCAAGGATACGCTGTCATCTTGCCGATCTGGGTAAATGGTCAGATTTTCGTTTTTGAAGTGAACAACGCAGTTATTGTCCCTACACATTTTCAGGAAGGGATAGCACTCTCCCGCTCCGCCCTTGAACATGAAGATGGACGGAATGACCACGGTGCTGTCTTTCTTGATGACCTCGCCGTGAGGAACGAGCTTGTATGCGTCATTCAACTTCAAAACCTCCTTCCGGCAGACGGGTATTGGCGGGAACAACAATGACCTTGTAATCCATCGCTCTGAGCATGGTGGTCAGCAGGGACACGGGAATGTCCTTGACATTTTTGTTATTCAAGCGTTCCCAAATGGTAGCGTTAGATACATTGAGCCTTTTTGCGAGTTCAGCATTGGAAAGAGACTTGGAAGCCATGATCTCTTTCAGGATTTCTCGACCTCTCATGTTTATCACCTCGGCTTTATTATACATATCAAGTGTTTTATTGTCAAGCGTTTTCTTGAAATTGACCTTTTTATTTTTTGCGGATATTTTTCAGCTCACCCCGCCCTCGCTGCCGCTGGCATATCCCCCGCCCCGTCACCCATTCACGCCGCCCAGATCAGGCCGAAAAAGCGCAAAAAAACAGGGCAGCTATACACCGCCCTAACACCCTATACCATAACACCGCCGCAAATCCCATTAGAACGCCCTACACGGCGTTTAATATGGGCGGCAGTATCAGTATACCGCCAAACAGCAAAAGCCATTAAAACACCCGTAAAACGTCTTTACGGATAAAGCATAAAAACAACCGCCCCGGAATAGCACCGGGGCGGCGTTCACTTATTTAATTTCAATATTTCAATCAGGATTTGTACCGGCAGTAGAAGAATTAACAATACAATATACACGCTTCCACCGCCTTCATATTTCCATTCTCGCAAATTCCTTCATCTCTGCGGCGAGGTCTTCCGGGCTATTTGCCCATCTGCTGACCCATTCCGGGAAATGGTGAGAAAGATAGCTTTCGAGGTTGTCGAGGTTGTCCGGCTTGGTGGCTATGAGCTTTATAGCCCCTACAAAATCTGCCGCCGCTTTCGTTACTCTCTCAGGCGTATAAAGCACTTTGCAGGACTTTTCACCGGAATAAACAAATTCCCGATTTTTCCCGGCGTGTTCGCAGCGACTCACACAATTTTTGCAATTATCACGCTTAACCATAATATAATCCCCCTTAAAATAAGATAAACAGATTAGAGCAACGCCCGATAATGACATATAATTGCCCGGTTTCGGTATCTTCGACCAATCCGCCATTGATACCATAAACGCCAGTAGAATAACCCATTTTTTCGAGCCTGCGCAGCGTGTAAATATACTCGCTCGGCTTATTGGTGTAATCTTCCGCCATTCCGAGCCGCACAAGCTCCCGCAGCTCTTTTAATTTGTACTTTCTCATGCTTTCCGCTCTCCCTTCTGTAATTCCCTGTAAATCAGGCTTGTTAAAAGCTGTTCGGCCTGCTGTTCGGTGTACCGGTTTTTTTCCTGCTCTGTTTCTTCGAGGATTGCGCCGAGATCATCAACCGCAGAACGGTTATAAAAATAACAGGTATCGAGGACAGACGGCAGACCGGCGCACCAGTCAGCAAAAGCGGCGGTTTCGCTTCCGTGATAATAGCGGACATCTTGCGAACACCAGTATTTTTCACTTCTGAAAATATCGAGGATAAAAGCGGCGATATTGGGGAAATCCTGCGGCGGGTTGTCCGTGTACCCTTCGGGGGTAAACCCATCTACGATATACGCCCGGATATTTTCGGCGGCTTTCTTGCTATTGGTTTTTAACATTGTCAAAACTCCCTTCATCAATCGGCATCAAGTGTTTTATTGATGATTAGAGTATATCAAGTGTTTTATTGATTGTCAAGTGTTTTATTGATATTTTATCAAGTTTTTATTGACGCTTGCAACCGTCTGAAAAACTACACTTTTTTGCACTATACATTATAAAGGGCGAAAAACGCCGCCCAGATCAGGCCGGAACCCCGGCAGCGCCCACGCCGCCCCGGTGAAACCCGCCGCCAATTAGCTGGGGAAAGGAAAAGCCGCCGACCCCGTGGGGAGATCGGCAGCTCTGTCAAAGTCGCAGACCCTCGCCGGAAAGTCGCAAAGTCGTTCGGGCGAAAGTCGCAAAGTCGTGGGAAAGTCGCAAAGTCGCTCGGCATAGTCGTAAGCCATAGTCGCAAAAGTCGTGAAAGTCGCTCAGTCCTCCGGGTCATAGTCGCTGGACGCACCCACCACATCTTCGAGGTACTTCTTCTCCAAGTCCTCAGCGGGAACCTGATCTCCGAGCTGCTGGTTGGGTGTCAACACGACCTCCTGCTTGTCCGCATAGCCCATGTTGTTCTTCATCAGGAAGATACCGGCAACCGGATTGATCTTTCCGTTCTGCATATAGTTTTCCATTTGTGCGTTCAAAAGTTGATACGCCTTTTTAACGAGGTTGCGGCTTTCCGGGGGCAAAGTCTTACTGTCCACTCCATTTGCCCATTTCCATAGAGTCGTTCTATCAACTCCAAAAGCCAATGCCATACCAGCAACAGAGGGCTTCATATCGTCCTGAGCGCACAGAGCAAAATACATACCCATACGCTCTTTAACCTGTTCAGGCTCTCTCACATTCACATCAGGCCAGTCCAGCATGACCATCGAATGTTCCAGATATTTTCTGTTGTCACCCGGTTCTGTATGAACGCTCAGGGCTTCCTTACGATCAGGTCGAGTGCGTTTCTTCACAATTTCATCTGCCATAGTCGTTTCTCCTTTCAAAGTCGCCAAGGTGATAAAGGTGAGTAATCGGGTGCATTTCCCTATAACTATTTCTATATACGCGCGTATAAGAGAGAGTTATAGGCATTTATGCCCGATTACTCACCTAACTCACCTAAAATACGAAAAACAATTTTTCAAAACACGCCAATTTGAAAAAAGTCTTTGCAAAGACACTCACCTTTATCACCTTTATCACCTAACTACCAGTCGGCGTTAATGACCACCTTGTTCCCGTGAGCGAGTGCCGTTGCTACAACGCTCTCCACTCCATCCCAGTTGTAGACTTCTTTCTTCACGGCGTAGTCTGCAAGCTGCCTTGCCTGCTCGTTGTCAAGAACCATGTCCTTGCCGTACCAATCATTCTTCTCGGTACGCTTCTCATAAGGAACATAGTAGCCGAGCTTTTCCAGAAAGTCGTACCAAAGACTACCGCCACTGTCGGTGCTGGCAACATCTACCGTGGTGATGACCTCACCACAATGAGGGCAGCGGACATCTTTGCGTTCCATGACCGTAATATCAAGACCCACTTTCCAACACCTCCTGAGCCATCTTTACCAGCTCGATCAAATCATAGAACCGCCGAGGGTCTAACCCGGTCTGCCGCTTCACCTTGTCCAAGTGATAAAGAACGGTATTTCTGTGTGCGAAAATAGCACGGGCAACATCGGTGACATTCATGTTGTGGTTTGCCATCGCTACAACAATGTGAGCGTCTTCCTTATTCATGGTCGATCTCCTTTCGCAGCTCGTCATAGAGTTCCGAAAAGCGGCGGTTCCAGTGGCGCAGTCGCCAGAGGAATAGACCGCCTACAACAATCCATTCAACGGCGGCGATAGTTGTCAGAATGTCACTCATGTCCTATGCTCCTTTCTCGCAAAGCGGTTGAGCAACACGCTCACGGTGAGCTGACCAATCCTGTTCACATAGGGACAGTTGAAGCGGTCAGGGTGGGGAACACTATTGCCGAGGTCGATGACCAGATCATGGGTGTTGTACGGCACAGCTCCCGTGATAGTCGGAGTAGCATAGATTACTACATCTTTTCCGGTAGTAGCTCCATATAGAATTGGAGTCTTAGAGTGTGCCACAGTCACAGTAGCGTCATTGTCGATCAAGTGCTGTGCGAGGTCTTGAACGGCGTGACCCCGGCCTACAATGGTAATTTCCTTAGCGTGAACCAAGTCCAATGCCAGCAGGAGCGTCAAAGTCGCCTGAGACACCGATGACATTCCCTGTGAGTAGGAGTGGTCAATGTCAACCTCGGCGGCGAGCTTAATGTCAGACGGGACGGTTTCTCTGTCCACTACCACGGCCTTGTACGGGGGGCAGGGGTATTGAGTGAGGTCACAGTCAATGCCCAACAGATCAGCCTTGCGCTTGACCGCTTTCAGAAATACACTCTCGTAGGAACCCAGTAACAGCAGTCTGCCGGTAGGGTGAAAGCGGGTGGTTTCCTCGTCCAAGGCAGCAGAAAGCGTTTTGATTTGCTCCATTACATCATTCATAGTGCTTCTCCTTTCTTTCAAAGTCATGGAGGGAGATCATCTTCTCACGGGTGAGCTTGTCAACCACTCGACCGATCTCCGAGTAGCCGCAGACCGCCGCCAGCCGTTCAAGATTGCCCTTGGTTTGTGTCGTGACTACGATGGAAATACGGCGGAGGTTCTTTTTCTCAGTCTTCATCGCTTTCCTCCGTGAACACGGTTCCCTCGAACCCTTCCGCTCTGCCGAGAAGTCTCCACAGACCTTCTTCCTGTTCGCCGCAACAAGGACAGGATTTTGCGGCGATTTTTCCGAGCTTCTGAGGAAAGTCCTCGTCTTCCTCGACATACAGAAGGTGTTCACATTTACGGCACATGAAGACGGTGAACATCGGGGGTAGTGGGATAGGCCGCTTTCGTCCACAACGATGACAGACCCACTCGTGTTTCCAGTCTTCACGAGTCATTTCATTGCCACATACACACTTTTTACTCATGTTTATCCTCCATTCGGTCACAATCGTCAGAGATTGCACAGTCTTCACAGCCCTTATAATAGAAGCAGTCCCGGCAACATGAAATGACAGGCATACACCGCTCAGCGTATTCTTCACAGTTGGCAACAGGGCAAGTGCCATCAACGCAGGCAACACCTACATAGTCGGGGCAGTATTCAGGCTTCATTATCGCTGTCCCCTTCCGTCAAAGCTCTTGCGAGATCGTCAATCATCTGGTGCATGACTCTATCGCCAACATCATCTTCGTTCTGACACCAGAAGGAGAATTTCAGGTGTAGCAGCTCATGCACCAGCGTCTTTTCAAAATTGAACGGCACAATGCGGTCGCCGTAGCAGGCAGGGTTGATGATCTCAATACGAGCGGTCTTAATTGCTTCTGACCACTCGGTACAGCCTGTGGTATTACGCACCATCATTTCTTCGGGGTGAAGGTGGGTCAATAGCTTTATCCGCCACTCCTGCAAGCAGAGTTTTCGCTTCCACTTTTCCAGCAGGGCGAGTTCTTCATTGGTGGCAATCATACTGTCACCTCCTGTTCACGAGGGAGTTTTACGGTGTTACCATCTTTCAGATCGTCAGTGCTGAGTTGATAGGACACCAACTGCATACCGTGAGCCGTGACCTCTACACCATTGAAGAACCCCGCAATAATGCCATCGGGAATATCAAGAGTAATTTTCATCACGGACGCTCCTTTACAATGCGGATTTTTCTCAGGCGTTTGCCGCACCGCTTACAGATTTCATAATTGCTCTGCCAGCGGTGAGAACCATTACGACACTTGACCTGAATATGAACATACGGGTCTGCTGTGTGGATACCGAAGCGGCAGAGGATAGAATTGCATGAACGGTTCATTAGGACGCTCCTTTCAGTCTGAGGTTCTTGTAGACGGGGTAGCCCTGATACACGACCTTGCCGCCGTGCCACTCAGGGTGCGTTTCCATGTCGGCATTGAACCGCTTGGCAGAACAGGCAAAGTACCCGTTGGACTTGCACCAAATCTTGTATGCGTCAAACAGAGACTTCGAGCGGGTGTTGACCCCCTCAGCTTGCTCACAGCGTTCTTCGAGGAACTGCAAGCACAGATCGTTGTCACGCTCGTACTGGTTGACTACCTTCCGCATGGCGGGGGACATTTTCAGACCGAACCGCTTGTACTTGAAGTATCCGGCGACCAGCCAAGCGAAAATGCCCTGCATAGCTTCCTGTGTCTGGAACTCATTTTTCAGGTTCTTGTCCTGCTCCGCTTCGGTGAAGTGGCGGTTAAACTCAATGACCCGTACACGGTCGGAAGCGAACAGGGACTTATCGCTGACGGTGGGAAGATCGTTACAGGAAAGCCAAAGGGTGAACTGCGGCAGGAAGGTCGTGGCAGTCTCATAGAGGTTCCGAGCCTTGATTTCCTCGCCGCCTGTGAGCTGCTTGATCGTTTCTTCGTCCAGCTTGCCATACTGGTTACTCTCTGCCATCGTGACAAACCGCTTGCCTTTCAGAGAAGCCAGCATGGGGTTCGCTGCTTCGGCGTTCTTCGACCGCTCCGCCTTGCAGATAATCGACACGGGGGACACGGAAGCATAGTCACCGAGAAGATGGTGAATTGCCGAGAGCATGGTGGACTTACCGTTGCGAGTGGTCTTGCCGTGAAGAATGAACATACATTCCTCGTTCGCCATACCCAGCATAGAGTACCCCAGCGCCTTTTGCAGATAGTCAGCTTTGTCTTCATCATTACAAGTAACCTCTGCAACGAACTTCTCCCAGCGGCGGCACCGTGCGTCCTGCAAGGTATAGTTGAAGTTGGTCTGCATGGTCAGGAAGTCGTGCCAGTCATGCTCCCGGAACTCCATCTTTTCGAGGTCGAAAGTTCCGTTCTTGCAGTTGATAAGGTACGGGTTTGCGTCAAACTCCGCCGAAGCGATAGGAAGCACACTGGCAGCGTCCTTCATCAGCCGGTCACGGAAGCGCCGGTCGCCCATCTTCACGATGAACTTCATGTACTCGGTGCGGCGTTCTTCATTGGCGATCTCGCCGCAGTAGAGAGCCATCAGGCGGCAGAACTCTTTGATCTTTTCCGCTACCAATAGAGAGCCGGTGTCCTTACGCCATGCGCCCTTGGAGTAGGTGAACCAGCTTTTCGCTTCGGGGCAGTAGCGGGTATCATTCTTATAGCACTCAGAGAACAGCTCCGCCATGCCAGACTCGTCCCACGAATACCCCGTACCGCTGATTGGGTGGCTATGCTCAGGCTGTGCTTCCTTAATCTGAAACATCACTCTGGACTGAGCTTCGTCCATGATGTAACGACCGTTGGAAAGCTGGAAAAGAGCCTGTTCTTCGGGGGCAGTCATGATTTCATCAGCCATTTTTAACACCTCTTTTCATCTTTGGCGGCTTCGGTAAAGGTGTCCAAGCTAAGACCTTTGCTTTCTGCCCTTGTGCCACCTCACCACCCCAATTTCCGTTGAACTGGTATCCGATACCGAAGGTCTGATACATTCGGTTATACTCTCCATAACGGAAATACTCGTACCAGCAAAGTACATTTTCGCCATTCGGAGGTAATGCTTCATTTGCCAAAGTCCAAGTTATAGGAATGGTTTTCACGATAGGTATTTTTTTTATAGCATGAAATGCCGTAGGAATATCTCGGACAGCATTTAAGGCGTTAGTTAGATTGATATATTGACCCATATATTCTCACTTCCTTTTCTTCATCGCTCTCGCCAGCACCACAGCGGCGCAGTCCTGAGAGTCTTCGTCCCACCATGCACAGCGCTGTTTCTGGCAGGGACAGAGGGGAATATCTTCGGGGCAACTCATTGATAACGGACAGATTTTCTTCTCACTCTCCACTGTCTACACCCCCCCCCATAGAAGAAAGCGTTCTTCAAAGCGGTGTCCACATGACGCATAATCTCAGGGGGCAGAGTACAGATGTACTCCCAGTCATCGGACACATCTACGACACGCACCTGTTCACACTCAACCATGCTCGGCTGTAAAGAACCCCAAGTGACAGCCACATGGGTTGGCAATTCCAGCCGCTTGATTTTAGTGGTCAGGGGAACGACAATGCTGGTGGAAGAAAACTGATTGCCGACATTGTTTTGCACAACCACCCACGGACGCTTACCGGCCTGAATATGACTGTTGGCAAGCATGGGAACATCAATGACAACAACATCGCCACGCTGATAAGGTTTCATAATTACCTCCTGTATCTGGTCACGCTGTTAACAATCAACTCGACCTCGGACTGAGGGAGCGGCGGCTTGCAAGCCTGTTGATTGGCGTATAACAGCTCTTTGTAAATCTCTGCTTTGGTGTATCCTTGGTTATGGAGCTGACCCGCCAGAGAAGTTAGGCTGAGGTTCCGGCTTCCCGGTGTGATAGGCGGGTATTCAGGCTTCAAATGCAGCTTGCCGTTTTCAGGGCGGCGATAGATGGGAGAATAGATACGCTGAGGGGCGACCGTACCTGAGCTACTTTCCTTCGGCGTGTCGGGAAAATACTTCTCGATCACATAGTCAATCGCTGACTGGTTTTCAACGATCTCGGAGAAGATCAAAACCTCGCCGGTCATGATGAAGTACCGATTGCTCTTGTAAATCTCCACGGCGGCACGGTTGTTCTTGCCCTTGAAGGGCAGCTCACCACGAACGAGAATGTGAACCCCTCTCCCGCTTCTGGACTTTTCCGTGTAGGAGTGGCAACGACCGATAATGTCAGCCGCCAGCGGGTTCAGAAGCCCATCAGTAAAGCCATCGTCAATATCGATACCTACGACCCCTGTATCGTGAAATACATAGCCAAGACCGTCATAGTAGCCGTGCTGGACATTGTGTTCAGCGTTAATGTAATTTGACCATGTATCCGGGTTAGAGGAAGAAGCCGCCTTTTTGACGGTGGCCTGCATGGGAACTTTCGACCCGTCCCACACATTGACCCATGCCTTTTCTGCTCGAAGTTCGGCGGGTATATTCAAATAGCTCATAGGCTTACCTCAGCTTTCATACGGACTCGGTAAAGACCAGTCCCATCTATCGCCGCCACGGTAGGCGTTGCGGAAGCGGTTTCTCTCGCCATCGCCAGAGAACCACAGGTAATCCGCAGGGAGGACACGACCGACTTCAACCTGACCTTCTCTCTCTGCATACCAGCGAGTCAGCACATCTATACAGAGAGTAATCAAACCATCATCGACCGGGTTTTCCTCGTTGTACCCTACGAATTGTTTAGGTGTAGTCACGACCGTTATAATGTCGCCGTAGTCATGATCGACACGATTGAGCGCACACCACACACAAGCGGCTTTCTCAGCGTCAGAGCTGACCCCTCTGGCTTCTCCCCATAGCATTTTCGCCAGTACAATCACTTCCTCGTCTGTCCACGGCTGAGGTGTCACCTCCGGCTCTGGCTCCGGGGTGACTACCTCTACCACCTCGACAACGGGAGAAGGTTCTTCAACCTCAACCGTGGGTAATTTCAGACAGAGGACAGCGACAACGGTGACGAACCACAGGAAGATCGAAAATCTCAGCCCTCGCAAGGGGTCTTAGATTTGCTGGACTTGGGCTTTGTCGAGGTTCCAGCAAAATAGAACTTGTCATCTACGCAGATGGGGAAATCGGGAAAGAGCTTGCTGGCAGTCTGCATCCCACGGGAACAAATCTGCTCTGCCGCCGCCAGCGACATTTCATCTTTCACGAAGTCCTTCCCCGCAGCCATGATATACGGCACTTTGCCGTCAATGCTTTTCAGTTTCATCGGGTTCTTTCCTTTCTTTGTTCCACGCTTCAACATCAACGCCGATACGCTTCAACATCTCTTTGCAGAGCCATGTGTAATCGTCTGGCATTTGATAATACTGAATAAGGCGGTCATGCTCGGCAGAGAAAGCGTCATAGAACTTTCGCAGGCGCTTCTTGCCGAAACCAAGGTGAACATGGAGGGTGTAAAGCACCATAGCGTCAATGTCATCGGCGTAGCGCCTGTCGGCTTCCACGATCTGACGATTGATCTCCATGTCCATCGCTTTCTTCTCGGCAGCACTCAGAACCGCACCAAATATCTTGCCGCCAGCTTTCTTAATTCTCATACCTCAATGTCCTCGAAGAAGACGGGATAGGTCTGTTTTAGCAGGGTCAGAAGCATATTGGCAACGATCCGCATATCAGGGTGAGCCGCTACGGGGCAGCGCATACGGCAGAAGTGCCGCCATTCTCTGAGGTCGGCGGTCATGACCACCTCGGTTTTCAAACTGTTCGGAAGGACAGATCGAGCTTCCTGCGGGGTGCAACCCTCGTTCAGCAGATCAAAGTAGGCGACCTCAGCGTGTTCACACGACCGCTTCCAGATGTGGTAGGTTGAGTCGGTCTTGGCGAAGGTAGAGGGACGAATGACGGTGATCTCGCCACCGAAGCCCTCCTTACCGTAGTTGCAGTACCGAGTGGACTCCTGACAGAACGCCGCCAGACGGTGACGGACGATCTCATGGCTCACACCCCGGTCGCAGATGAAGCGAACGGTAAGAGAGCCATGCTCAATGACGGCTTCGTGACCACGCTTGATGATACCCCGGACAAACTTCTCTGCGCTTCCGTCCGTAATTTTGTCCTCTGACTTGTAACAAGTCCTACCAGCGGCTTCGATGGTGGTCAGAAGGGTCTTATAATCGGGAGCGTTGATAAGCTCCACAGAAGGTTCACTGATTTTCACTTTCAGACTCCCTTTCATACCAAGGTTTGAAGTTGATAATCTGTTCGTGGAGGTGGTTTGCTCTGCCATCGAAACAGATTGTACGGTCATCGACATGAACGATGGAGGGAACTTTTCTTGCTTGAATTTGCACCATAGGAAATCCGTAGTGTTTCAACCATTCAGCAATCGCCGTCTGCCCCTCAAAGGACTCCGCACGAGAAGAACAGATGACCACACATAAACCATCGCTTATGAGTTGTTCAATGACCTCTTTAATCCCTTCTACGGGAGGGTCGGGGATAACAGCGGCACCCTTCCACCCGCTTCGGTAGGAATGAATTACACCATCGAAATCGAAAGAAACTGTTGGAATATACATACTTCACACCCCCGCAACATGGCTTGCCAGCATATCGGCTTGGTGTGTCCACAGCACATTCGGGTACTGGCTGACTGCTCTGGTGTAGTCATTCCACTCGGACTTGTCGGTGAAAGCGCCCATGTGATAGCGGATACACATGATTTCTTCATCAGTCAGTGTGTAGAACTGAGAGAGAAGCATGACGGACTTATCGCCGTGACCTTTCAGAAGGGTGTCAGGGTTGTACTCCCACGCCTGTTCGTCATAGATTGGTGTGCGCCCACCATTAAATTCTTCAATGTGGCCTGTTACCGGGTGGCGGTACTGGTCGATCTTACATAGGTCATGGAACATACCCACGATGAAGGGAGAACGAGCCTTGCGCCAGATCAGATGATTGGCCTGAGTGAGCGCCAGAAGGTACTCCGTAACCATGCGGGAGTGGTTCAGAAGACCGCCCTCGTAATTGCCGTGGTACTTGGTGGAAGCAGGGGCGGTGAAGAAGCCGTAAGCCATCAGGTACTCCATCATGTCATCGGAAACAACAGAGGTTCCGTCAGGCAGCTTCATGAAGTTCATGAAATCAGTCACTTCGGACTTGGAGAAGCAGTCAGGCATTTTCGTACTCCTTTCTGTGAATACTCTTTTCGCTGTCGAACCCGTCAGGGTAACGGGCCAGCAGCTTATCGACATTGTACTGTGCCACATATTCGAGGGTCACACCCAAGCCGGTCGCCAACTGTGCGACATACCAGAGAACATCGCCCAGCTCGTCAACCATCTTCATCGGGTCGAAAGCATGACCCTGAAACTCGGTCTTTTTCAGAATGTCAATGCACTCTCCGGCTTCACCGTTCAGACCGTAACAGCCGTTGCGAACCTTATCCCATGAAGTCAGGTTGCCGGAGGTACGCTCGGCAGCTTTCTGATAATCATTCAGCGTCATCGTCAGCGACCTCCTTCTCCAACTCTGCATACAACATCGTGTGCATATAGACGGACTCGGACTGGCCGATAGGCCGCAGAACGGTTCTCTTTTTCAGAGTCCACCCATCATGCAGAGCCGCATTTACTTCATCGTCAAAGAGGGTGGGATTGTCCAGACGGTTCCGAATGGTTTTAATCTGCAACATCTTCCGCTACCTCCATTTCCAGCACCGTCATAATGGCGTAGTTGGCGAGGTCAATCAGGGTGTCTCGGATAGACTCGTCATTGACCTTCTGTTCACTGCCACGGGAGAGAGTTTTGAAGCGGCTGAACTTATCACCCAACCGAATACGAGCCATCGCCATTCCTTCTTCAACGAAGGTCTGGTGAAAGCTGTCACCGTAGTCATGGTTCTTACGCTCATAGAGATTGTTGATCTCCTTGCAGATTTCAGCGTGGCGCTGAACCTTGGAGAGCGAACAAATATAGGCTTCTGCCATTGTAGCTTATCCTCACTTTCAACATAGTTTTCAACATACCATTGGCGAGGGAGAGCCTTTCAAATTAGCCCTCCCTCGCACTCGGTATCAGCCAAGGAGAGCTGCCAAATCCATCGGGGTCTTAGGAGCGGCCTGAGAAGCCGCAGGAGCGGTTTTAACAGCGGGGGTAGTAACCGTATTGCCAGCGCCGCCCCAGCCCTCAGAGGGGCGTTTATCCGCCAAACGGACGAAGGTAATGCTCTGTCCGGGCTTCTTCTTGTTCTCCTGAACATCATGTTCCACATCGCACTCAATGAAGTGACCAATCAGGTCGGTGTGGTCGATCTCGGTCAGGTCGAAGTTGCCGAGCGCAGTCTTGGCGAAGTAGCTGAAAGCGTTGTATGCACCCTCGTTGGGGGAGCCATCGGATTTCAGCAGAGAGAAGCGCTCAATGTGCTTACTGCCGCTTTGCGTCTGCATATAGACTTCCAGCTTGCCGAAGTCTTCCTTGTACTTCACATCGGTAATCTGAAAGACATGAGTACCTTCGGGAATGAGGGTGAAACCCTCGGTGAGTCCGATTTTAGCCATTGTTTTTGTCCTCCTTCATGGTGTAGAAATTGAGCTGTTCTGCATACTCGCAGGGGAAGATGATACCAACCAACTGGTCTTTGTCATCGGGGTACTTAGCGTACTGCTTGACCAACAGGGCTTTCGGTACGCTCTTGTCGCTTTCCAGATCGTAAGCGTACAAGATTTCGCAGAAATCAGACTTCTCGATCAGCGACCAGTCATCATTGGTGATGGGAAGGGTCATGGTGCTGTCCTGCGTGGCGAAGATACGGACACAATCCTTGATTGCGCCGTCCGGCTCAGGCATGATTGCCTTGACCAGCGTGGCGTACTCGGTGCAACCGACCTGAGAAATCAGGCGACCAATGCCATCAGGCATTTTCTCGTTGCTGTACCCGGTCACGCTGCGGATACCATCGGGAATGAGCATAAGTACGGACGGGGAAGCAAGCCAGCGTTCGTCCATGTACTCATAGATAGCGCCGCCATCAGGGGCGAGGGACTTCACGAACTTGGAAAACTTCATAGGTCAATCCTCCTTAATGATTTTCGGGGAAATGCGGTAGCTGTCCTCGGTGGTCGTGTACTTCGCCAGAATACCGTCCGCTTTCATAGCGTCCTTGTCGATCTTCGTGGTAGAAGTGCGGCTGACCTCCCAATTATAGGCAGAACCAGCGATAGACACCTTCTTGTCACCGTCACGAAACTGAGCGATTGCGGCTTTCTTAATCATGTCAGTCACAACCTTGTACCGTTTTTCCATGTCCGGGATACCTTCATGAGCCAAAATCCGTTCCATGGTGTCTTTCAGGTCTTCGGCTTCCTTGACCAGCGCCGCCATATCCGTTTCAGGAGACAGATTGTTGGTGCGGAGGGCTTTCAGGATTTCAGCGTCCTTGCGCTCGTCAAAGGCGGGGGAAATGCCGCTCTCCACATAGTCCTTCCACCATTTCAAGGCAGGCTTCACATACTTCTTCTCGAAGTCAGGATACCGCTCGGACACCTTGAAGGGACGGGTGATGGTATTCTCACCGCTACACACGAACTTCTCAGGGGCATCGTAGTCCTTGGGTTCGAGGAAGGAAGCGACCATGATAACCTCGTCCACGCCGAGAAGGTAAGCGTACAACGCCGCCTGCAAAGCGTAATACTCAGGAATATCGTCCTTCCAGTCCTCGACACGCTTGGAAGTCTTCATTTCGAGGACGGTGGTGGGCTTACCATCTTTGCCATAGAGCAAGTAGTCCCACATACCGCCAAGAACGGGGCTTTCCCTAAAGAAGTCACCGTAGGTCTGACGGAAGTAGTCTTTGCCCCAAATGTCGGTCGGTGTGACCAGATTGCTCATGAAGTAGGTCTGCTTCATGTACTCAGCCTGCTTAGGCTCGATGGTCTTACCAGCGATGGTGTAGATCGTGTCCTCGAAAGGCTTCTGATAGGTGCGGGTCACTTCGCACCAAATCTCGAACGGTGTAGACCACGGGTTCAGACCGAGGATAGTAGCAAAGCGAGTGCCGGTCAGCTTCTTCGGACGCTTGGGAGGGATAATCTGGATTTTGTTGCCGTTAAGCCATTCCATTTTTGTTTACCTCCTTATAATTCACAAATTCGTCAGCGGCACATTCCCGAACGGCAGTATCAGGGTTGTTACCGTAGAGCTTACAGCAATCCGCTTCCAAGTCTGCATTGACGCACTTACGGCAATCAATTTCAATCATGCCTTAGCCCTCCTTCGCCGTTTTCATTTCGTAGCCAGCCAGCATATTGTTCACGCCCTCGATCAGAGCGTCACACTTGTCGGCTTCGATCTTGGAGAAACCTTCGGTCTTCATGGCGATGGTCTGCACGAACTGTTCCTGCTCTGCGTCAATATCCATGAGCTTTTTCAGCAGGCTTTTCAGCATACCGACCTGTTCCTCGGTAGCCGCACCAGCAGGAGCGCCAGTCAGTTCCTTTTTGATTTCCTGACGCTGTTCAGTGGTCACAGGGGGCTTCTTGGTGACGGTGGGAGAGGGGGCGGGAGTCGTGTCAAACTCGCCGCTGTCGATACTGTCATGCTCCACAATGTCAAGAACGAGCTGCCACAGGTAGCGGCGAATGTAGGTGATGGAGCTGCCGGTCGCCTGCATTTCGTTTGTGACCTGATTACCAGCGTTGGACACGATGGGAGCGATGGGGGTGTACGGTGCAACAAAATCAATGAAGTCCTCACGGTCATTGACATTGTAGACACGAGCGGTCGCCTTATCGCCGTACATGGACGGAACCATCATCAGACCGATTTCAAGGAAAATCTGCTCGGCCTTGGGAACAATGTCCGCCAGCTCGAAATACTTATATTCGAGCTTCATGTGCTTGCCACTCTTGTCCACGCCAGCTTCGAGGAAGCGCACACGGGCAAGCTGCAACTTCTGAAATACATTCATGGTGGAATAATCCGCCGCCGCAGTCTCAGCGGCTTTCTTGGTAGTAGCCATATTTATACCTCCAACATTTCTAATAATTTTTTCTTGATGGAATTGACTCTGCGGGTGTTCCGCTTGGGCGGCTTTTCACCGAGAAAATCTCGGACATAGCGCCGTGCCAGCCGGATATACCAGTCACGGTCAACCACATCAATCGTCAGGTGATTGTCGTTGTCCACGACACATTTTGCGGGAAGTCCAGCAATCTTGACGGGATTGCCAGTGCCAAGGTGGATTTTGTAGAGGGTTCCGCACCGATGGTCTTCCGTGGCATATACCCGGTTGACCTTCTGCACGACCTCCATCTGACCATCTACCTCATGGAGAGCGTCACCATACTTGCTCCCGGCCTTGGCGACCAACTGGAAGTCCAACAGGCGGTCGCAGCTCATGATGGTATCTTCGACCGGGATACCGTAGGCCAGATAATCCTTGACCGCCTTGGCGACCACACAAGCGTTGTTGTTGATGTTGAACGCTCCTGCCGGGGCAATTCCACGAACGAGAACACCGCCCTTGATTTTGGGATCGCCCTCGAAGGGAACCTCGACATAATTGTTCACATCTTTCTGACAGATCATCTTGATAAGGTCTTCCTCTAACTCAAAGCCAGTTCTGTCCTGCCACTCCTGCGTAATTTCCTGATACACAGGCACATCGCAGTCATCAAGGCTGACCATGATACCATCGGTGTTGAGCTGAATGATCTTCAAGGTGGGGCAGTCCTGAACAAGATGTTCCGCCATTTCGAGCAACTGCAACTGGCCTGAGATACAGACCGAGCGCCCCATGAGCGGATCATACAGGTCGTTGTAGCGGTTCAGCATAGCTCCGTAGGTGGTGTTCAACACCAGCTTCAAAGCGTTCGCCGTAGCCTTGTCCCCGGCTCTCTTTGCTTTAACTCGCCGCTCAATGGTGGCGGCATACACATCGGGAGAGGGAATGTTTCGGCTACAATAACCGTTCAAGGTCATCTGGTGTGGGTAGTAGCTTGCAACATCTTTGTTGCGAATAGAGCGGGTTTCCGTAGCTTCCTCTCGGTAACACGGGATAGCCCCGTGAATACCGCCGTAGGCGATGGTGCAAGGACAACCGCCTACCATCAGATCGAGCTTTTCCTTGAACACTACTTCGTCAGGAATACTCTTATCCTTCAACCGTTCGAAGAAGTCGAACACTTCCTGCGGAATGTACTGGCGAAGCAGCTTCGGTGGATACTGATATTCCCGCTCGTCATAGTGCGGTTTCTGCTCTGCGTCAAGGTAAGCAGCGGTCAGCTTGGCGTTGGTCATGTAGAGGGCTTTTGCGGGATACAGCCCCTTTTCACGACCCAGCGTGAGCTTGCTGGACAGGTAGCCTTGACGAAGATCGTCCAGTCTGTCGGTTGCGTCAACATCGTGTCGGCAGTAGAACTCGACCTCTTGCTTCTCGTCCTCAGTCAGAGGGCGGTTGATGTTAAACGGAATGGTGGTTTCACGAATGTCCATTCCGAGATGCGCTTCGATTGCTTTCAAGGACAACCCCATCTGGCAATCGTCCATCAGGTCATATTGATCGAAGAAAATCCCGCAGTCACGGAGAGGGGCGTACTCCCAGCCCTCGTGACCACCAACGATGATAAAATCGTTGACCGCTTTAACTTCCTCCGGCGTGAAACCTGAGAGAACCGCTTTCAGAATGAATTGGTCATAGTGCTTATTGTTGAACCCAGCCAACAGGGGTTCTTGGGTCATGAATTGTTCGACCGCTTCATTGTCATTCCAAATCTCGGTGTATTCCCCCGTGACCTTGTTTTTGAAGACAAAAAGCCAATCATAGGCAAACACCTCGCAGTCGAAAATGAATGGTTCAAGGTTCAGCGGTATCACCTCCTAATACTGCACCCCATTGTTGCGCCATAGCGTTCGCAATACCGGGGAATGTTTTTGAACGGGCTTTGGAATTGTGAGGTATCCTCGCCCCGTAGCTGTCCCCCCCCCGCCTTGCGGCCTGTTCCGGCAGGAACAAAGGGCTTCCATTCTGTAAGAACATTGGTGTAAACCAACGGCGGAAGATTTTTCAGCCAAAGATAGGTGAGTTTACTCCACGGGTCGCCAAATTGATATGGCTGTATTCGCTGATCTTCTTTTGGCAATTCAACGATTTTGAGAGGGCGGGGGTTCTCAATAGCCACTCGATCACAGTCAGCATTTAGAAATCGAAGGAAAAACGCTTTGGCTTCCATCGCCTTTTGGAATCGAGCTTTATCAATTTGACCCTTACGGGAATACATTCGACACGCTCCCGCATTACTCATGAAAGTGCAAGGCGGGTGAGCAATTATCAAATCCCACCGCTCAACATAATGAGCTTTTCCGTCTTCGGTTTTGAAAACCAGATACCGTCCGAGTAACAGTAGAGCGTCCACTTTAATGTGCCATTCCGGGTGTCCACCTGAACACTCCTGAATGTCACAGGAGTAGGCTTCATACCCCAAACGCCGAAACGCAATACAGACAGCTTGACTTTCCTCGCAGGCAACGAGAACCTTTATATCAGTTCTCTCCGTCAATGAACTTGCACCCCGCTTTCCGGTAGGTGGTACACCGCTTCTTGTAACTTCTCACGAGGTACTGGATACCATCGTCCACATAATCATAGGCGATAGGTTCTCCCTTTCCCTCGAAGGTACGAGCGATACGACCAATGCTCTGAGTTATTACAGCGTAGTCCTTTTGCGGCGTAGTCAGGTACAAGCGGTCGAGCCGGGGAATATCCAAGCCCTCCTTTGCCAGAGAGTAAGTGGCGAACAGATACCGCTTACGCCCCTGCCGCATTTCCTCAATGGCCTGCTCTCGGAGAGCCTTGGCTTTCTTCGTGGTCATCTTCCCATCAATCATGACCGCCTGTTTTCTCAGGTCGAGCGGAAGACGGTTCATCAGGGTTTTCAAGTGCGTC